GAAAACGACTATTTTAACATTTAACGCATTGCGTGCGATTATACAAAATCCTATCGCTAACTTTGCTGGAAATGCAGTAGTATGGCCGTTGAAAACGATCATCAATCATCCAAGAAAGAGTATAGTCATGCTCTTTGGAATTGCAGGTGCAAGAAGTATCATCAACTTGTACATGCGGTTGTATGGTCGTTTTGTGAACCAGTTTGAGTTCGTACCACCAAATGATGAGATGCACATTATGTTGCGTTTCATCAGGAACACGCTGCGATTCACTGCCGCCAGATGGCGGTATTATTTCATGACTCTGGGAGGCTATTTTCCGCCGAACGTACAATATTACTCGGCGTTAATGGAGAAAAGTATTCGCAAAGGTGATTTAAGACCCACTTTTGTGCCAGCAGGTGATACAATTGACATAATATCTTGTCATTCCATACATTCTCATCCAAAATCAGCAGAATTCAGATCTTCAGCGAACCAATATCTAATTGAGATGGTTCGTAGGGCTGGTTATGATCCTTATAGTGTCTCTTCGTCTAGGAGAGATGACGGGGATGGTAACCGGTTCTTTTACTGTAGTAAAGATTTTGGAATGAAGCACAAGAATGATCCAGTGGGAGAAAATTCGGCATTAATATTCACGGATGTGGATTATATGCTGATATGCCCCGATGGCTTAACTTGTGGAAACCAATTTGTATGTATACGCTATCACCCGACCGTTTGAATTTTAATAATGAGGAATATAGTTTCCAATGTAAGGGAAATGTCCTACATTACAACGTGTCGGGTGGTGGTAGGTATAATCACCAGCTATGGGATTACAAAGGAGATACCGTAACTGCCATAGACTATGACGGTAATCTCTTGGTGTATGATATTGAGCAGCGTAAGATACAGGGTGACGAACAACATCGCCTAGTATGGCTGCTACCAAAAGCTAAGATCACGGATCCCTTGTGGATATCTGTCTATTTTGACTGGTGCGATAATTTGTTGTCGCGCAAGGTAATGATGGATGGTAATTTGCAATATCTGTGGGAGCCAATATCAGATTCACTCTCCATTGGCGAGTATGGTTCAAACTATTCCGTGACTATGTCAGGGAAATTGTATGAAGCCATAAGAACTCGTCTGCAGAACAAAGAAAGCACAGTATTTGTGTCTGATGTTGAAAGAATGCTTAAAGAAGCAAAGCACTGTGATTACGTGAAGGATGCACCGATACTTTATAAGTGTTTTGGTGAACAGATAGCAATTAAGCCTAACGTGATCAAAACAGGAGCTTTCCCTACGGTGTATTTATCTATACCAAAGAAGGGCGCATTATCAACAGAGGACAGTAAAATGCCAGGCCAGGTTGTAACAACACCTTTGACATCACAACCAGCCATATTCGCCGCTAAAGGCCACAATGCAGACCGAGCTTGCATTGAGGGTCGGATTGATGCGGTAAGGAATAGTAAGCGTTTTTCACCAAAATACAAGCGATATGCAGACGAATTTGTACGTCGATTAGTGCCACAACATCTGGTAGGGACGGGAGTACCTTTATCAATCGGTGAAGTGCGAGAGACTCAAACGAAGAGACTTCAAATTGGACGCTTTAATCAAGTTGCCCCTATGATGTCTACTAATGTGGAGAATAAGATCAAAGCTGAAATTAAGACTGAGACTTATGGAGCCGCCAAGCCCCCTCGCAATATATCCACCATGACCCCTGAAATCACCATACAATCATCAGCATTTAGTCTACCCATGGCCAAAGTACTTAAAATACATCAATGGTACTGCCCTGGAAAGAAACCCAAGGAAATAGTAGCAGCTCTTGATCGCGTATTGCAAATGGAACCTGAACATGCAATCGAAGAGGGTGATTACACATGTCTAGACGGCACTCAAAGTGCCGATTATTCTAATTACCTGTTGTTGCCAATGTACATGCGTTATTATGCTCCAGAACATCGTGCTGAGTTTAGACGTCTGTACAAGCAGATATACAAAAATCAGGCATCAACAACAACGGGTTTTAGTTATAAACCTGAGATGACCGTTAGAAGCGGTAGTTCCATAACAACACAATCTGGAACTCTAGACAATGCATTTAATGTGTATTGTGCACTCAGGCAGATGGGTTATAGTGAAGAAGAAGCTTGGCATTTGATCGGAGCCATATTTGGCGACGATAGTGTCAATGCAAATCACCGAGGAGTATTTACGAACTTCATAGCACAAGTTGCAAGGGATTTGGGAATGTTGTACAAATCCAACTTGAGAGCTCGAGGCGAGCCGGTTTTGTTTTTGGGACGTTACTTTGTGGATCCAACCACTAGTAATGATTCCTTTGCTGATCCAATGAGAACCATTGGAAAATTACACGCATCAGCAAACAAAACTGTGAGCCAGGAGCAGGGTGCAGCTAATAAAGCACACGGGTACATCACCACGGATCTGATGACGCCCGTTATTGGCACCTGGGCGCAACGTGTGATTAAGATAACAGGCTTGAAGTTTAAGAATGGCACAGGGGAGGAGCAACATAAGTGCAGCAATGCATGGCCACAACGAGACCGCGTGGCTATTCGTGATTCTATGGCGAAGGTTCTCAACATAGATGTTGAGGAACTTATCCGTAAGGACAAGTTGATTGAAAGTGTAAATGGTCTTGACCAATTTCCTGTGATCTTCGATACCGAGTACAACCATACTCAATTAGCTGTCGTAGACGGCCAGTTGATTGGTACAGACCTCCATCAAATTGAAGAAAATGGAACACACGGACAACCAACGTCAAGCAATCCGAGCTTACAACAAAATGGTGCAGCGAATGCAAATGGCGCTTCTGACGCTATCAAACGACCAGCAAACTGCACTAGCGGGAGCCGCAAAACGCCTACACAACGTAGGACTCAGCGCTCACGACGCCCCCGAAGAATACTTCCAACATCTAGGACGAGCAGCGGCAAGTCTGCTAAGCCTAGTACTCCCAGAACAAGCGGA